CGAGAAAAAGGAAAGGCAGCTACTAAAGAAGTTGCTAGTGGTGATGTTAAAAAACCAGGTATGAGTAACATAACAAAAATACTTGCAGCTCTTGCTGTACTTGCTGCTGGATTTTTACGAGGTATTGTTGATTCTTTAAAACTGTATGCTAAACTTTTTAGACTTGATAAATTAATGGATATGATCAAAATTGGTCTTAATACATTAAAAACTAGTATTGCTGCAAGTTTTGCAAGATTACTTGCACCAATTAAAGCGTTCTTCTCTGCACAAGGTGGTAGATTAGTGACTTTAGCAGATAATTTTAAAATGAAATCCGTTGCAGTATTTGAAGATGCAATGAAAGGTATTTCTAAAGCTATACAACCAATTAAAAATTTCTTTTCTGGATCTGGCAAAGGTTCTAGTATTGGTGGTGCAATACAACGTGTTATGACTTTTATTAAAGGTGCTTTTATGTTTCCTTTAGAACCACTTGCAGATCTTATCAAACCATTTAAAGCTATTTTTACTGGCAGTGAAGATGGTGTAAGTCTACTCACAAAAATTATTAATACTATTAAAACACCGTTTACTATGGCATCTGAAGCTGCTTCGAAAGCTGTTGGTATGATTAAAAGTGCATTCTCTATTTTTTCAGAAGGTAGCGGATTAATGAAAACTCTTGGTACAATCGGCCGTGTAATTGGTAGATTGTTTTTTCCTTTCACATTAATTATGACAGCTTATGATACAGTTGTTGGTATGATAGATGGATTTAAAGAAGATGGATTCTTAGGCGGTTTAATGGGTGGTATAAAAGGATTTCTTAAATCAATTGTTGGTATGCCATTAGATTTATTAAAAAGTGCAGTATCGTTTTTATTAAGTAAATTTGGATTTAAAAATGCTGAAAAGTTTTTAGATAGTTTTAGTTTTTCTGATCTTATCGGAAAAATGATTAATGGATTAGTTAATTCTATTATCGAAGGAATCGCAATACTTGTTGCAAACATTCCGTTTGTACCAGACTTTGTTGGTGATAAAATTAGAGGATTTAAAATAGGTCAAAGTGATAATTCTAAAGCTGGAGCCATGGAAGGTGGTCCACCTTCAACCGCACCAGCAGATCCAAGTCCAAAAACTTCACCTCCATCTACAGCTCTAAGTTCCAAAGAGACTGCAAACACTGCTCAAATAAGAAAGAAGAGGAGAGAAGAAGCAGAATTAATAGCAGATGGTGGAGTAGCGAAAGGAAAATCAACAACTGTTATTAGTGCACCTTCAACTACATCAAATGTAAATAATAGCTCTTCGTCTTCAAATGCTATGGTAAGTCCAATGGCAACACCACATGATCAAAAAGATCCTGCGATGCTAAGTGTTGGACCAAATTACGCATTTGGTTAAAAGATTTTAAGTACCCAATTTTCTGCACAATCTTCTGCGTATTGTTCGCTATGAAGATAACCATCTGTTATCATTTTACGTATTTCAATTGATACACCGTTCTCGAGCAAATCAACGTACCAAGCTTGGTCATTTTTATATCTGAAGACTACACCCTTTCGAGTGTAGTCGTCTGATATATATTGATGATATTCAATCTTAGTCTTCATTCGCTAGTCTCGCGAAATATGACATAGTGTCATCATCTTCAGATTTAACATCTTCTGCAGTTACTGGTGCAATTGGCGATGGAGCTGGCTCATTCATCTGAGCAGTTTGTGCCATAGTTGGTGCACCCATCATTGCTTCTTCACCAAGAACTTTACCTAATTTAGTTTTTAAATCGCCATAGGTTTTATAATTCTTAGGATCTGAAAATTCTGAAAGATCATATTGTTGATTATAAACAGTTTCAAGTTTAGTATCATCACCTTCATATAAGCTTGAAGTATTAGCAAATTCAGATTTGTCATAGTTTCTATAACCTTCAACATTTCTGATTTTAAGTTTGAAGTCAGCACCTTCCCAAAAATCAAATGGATTAACTGCTTTTTCATCAGCAAATTCTGGTTGCATAGAATCCATGATTTTATCAAAGATCTTTTTACCAAATTTATAGATGAATACTTTACCTTCATTTCCAGGATTAGACGGATCTTGAACAACAAGAGTATTAACTACATAATGTAGTCTACGCTTTTGGTCTCTTGCTCTGTCTTTATCTGATTCAATCCCAGAATTCCAAAGTTTGGAGTTGAGTTCTCCAACTGGATCGGGTTGACCTATAGATGTAAGGCTGTTTTCTATATACCATAAACCAGTTGGTCCCTTGAATCCATGATCCCAGTATCTGACCCATGGGAGTTCTTGACCTTCCATTGCTGGCAAGAATCTAAGTACTGCATAACCGTTACCTGCTTTATCTACTGTTGGTTTCCAAATACGATCGTCGATGTACGATTTCTTTTCTCCGCTCCCACCGCTGGTAGCTTCTGCTGCTTTACGAGTTTTTGGATTGTGTCGCGATTTGATTTTAGGTTTGCGAAAGACATATATTTTGTATCCTTGTATGACTGAAATATGTTACTGTAATATTATACAACATACATGTGTTGTTGTACATGTTATATATACTAGTCTGCAAATGCAGAATCTAGTGTGTTTTGTTTTGGCAAAAAGTTTAAAGCCATTGCCTCGGCTTCGATTTTGTCTCTAATAATTGGAGAGACAAATTTTTTCATATCTTCTGGTTCAAGATCGTTCTTGTCGCAGAGATATAATACTGCATCCATATAACCAATCTTTAATTCACTTACTGTTCCTTCAACAAGGCCAGTAAATTTAGATTTAGTTAAAAATTCTTGTTCGATTGTCATGTAAATACCCTTAATATAATAGTTTCGTTATTGATTCGCCCATTTGCTTCACTAACTTTACTAGTTAAACCATCTATTTCTTTTTGTATTTGAATAGGTGTTTTCTTTAGTATAAGCGGTAAAAAGTCCATAGGTTTTCTTAGCGTTAGTTTCTTACTAGCTTCTTTATTAAAATTCTTAATAGTAGAACCTGATATTTGAAATCCACCAACTGCGTCAGTTTCATAATAACTAAGTTGACGATATTTTGTATTGAATACGAATAACTTAGTTTTCCCAACTATTTGTGCTGGATTGATCGATACGATTTTAAAATCAGTATCTTCTTTTTTGTAATTTAGTTTTGATACTTGTTTATCAATAGAAGCTACTCTTGGAATTTTTATTTTTCGACTAGCTTTTGTTGCAGCTTTAATTCTTTCAAGATCTGCTAACATTGATTGACATTCTTTAATACGTCGGTTGAGTTCAGGTCGCGATAAATGCGAATAGCCTTCTACTGCTTGTTCACAACGCTTATGATAAGCGTCTTCATAATCAAGCAACCATCCCTCAACCATCGTACGTACTGGAATAGTGGCAGATCCACTTAGTCCATGTTTACCAAACATTTGGTAAACGTCTAAAGAAGCTTTTTCACCTTCGATCCACGAGTCTTCAAGAGAAAGGAGATCTTGTATAATCGTGTTATTGATCTTTCGTTGGAGGCGAAGTTGAGGAGAGATCGTAATAACATTGCTATTACTTTTCGCCTCCAACTTTTTGGCATTATATATGGCTTTACCGCTTTCGCAAAGTTCAGCTAGCTTCTTCATCAAATGAGCTTTCGCTTCATCTGATCTTTGTGTGACTTCTTGCCCAGTATTGTACCAAAAAGCAATAGCGCCACGATATTGAATTACAAAATTATATTCAGCGTTTGCTAAAATATATTTTGCATCTGTTTTATTAAAATTAGTTTTTATAAATGTTTTTAGTTGTGCGATAATATCTTTCTTATCGACTTCAACTTGAAAATAATCTAGGACAGATCGTAAACCTTTTTCGATTGGTGCACCATTTACACCACTACGAACTTTCGCTCTAACTGTTTTCTTTCTTAATTTTTTTCCTTTAAGCGCTGTGATTGCAGCCATGATGTCTCTCCTCATCAAAAGTTAATAATATTCTAGTATCTGTTGTAGATATATACATCGCATTTAATTGCATTGTTGATTCCACCAACTACTCCACCCCAATAATCATATTGAACTAGACCTTTTGATGTTGAAGTTTTCATCTTTACTTTAGCACCGCGACCTTTAATATCAATACGCTTTTTAATGTGGATTCCATTTTCATATTTTCCCCAAGATTTGCCTTTATTCATTATTGAAATAGCATGTCTTAGCTCAGCTAGTTTAAACATATCTGATGCATCGTCTCTCACGATTGTACCGATATAACTATCATTGTCATTTGCTTTAATATACATTATGTTTTCCTTTCTTCATTATATAGGTCTATTCTACCACATTTTAAAGGTAATGTACATGCTTATTTTTCTTTTTTATAAAAAATATGTTCACCAATAGTAGCAGTACGTTTCATCTGTTTAGTCCACTTTGGTTCTTTGATATAATCTGCATGGTACCACAATGCGCCATTAACTATATCTTTATGAGCGTTATGCATAACTTGAAGTGATGACCTAACTGCTTGTTTCCAAGCATCGTGATCTGTGTTTCTTATATCGTCAGGTTTTCCATCACAGTACCAACTAAATTGACATTTATTTTTTACTGGATATTCTTTTTTAGGATCTTTCCATGATGCTCGAGTTGGTCCTTGAAAAACAACTTTACATATCTTATTTGGATATAAGTCAGAATCAACTCTATTCATAACAACTTGGTTTACTGCAATCATACCTTCGTAACTTTGATTGCGAGCTTCCCAATAAGCATTAAGTGCTAAACACATGAGCGCTGTTTTTACTATCATCGATCATGACCAGTTTTGTGTAGCGATCCACTTCTGGATTTCGCCATATGTTGGTTTAGTATCGCTTGTATGAAAATGCACACTTGCACAACCTTTACCATCATTAGTTTCTTCTTCTATCATCCAAGTATAATAATTATCTGGATGTAAATCGATTTGAATTCTAAACTTAGAATGTAAGTACTCATAACGTGGTCGACCACTTGCTTCTAATTTTAAATTTAAAGGGGTTTCAATAGCCATTAGTTTCTCCTCATTTGTGCATATGATTTTGGATCATCACCTCGACCAACAGGTACTGTATTCGATTTATGTAACGTTGCGAGTCCAGTGATGTAATCTCCTGAATATTCGTTTACTTGCCTTTTATATGCGATAGCAGTAATACGATCCGAAGTAGGAATTGCTCTATCGGTTTTATAATTAGGGACTTTATTGCCACTACTTTTTTCCTTATTTTGTAGCTGTGATGGATGTACACCTTTTTTCATTAACCAAGCATCATGTTTTGCCTGAGCTGCGGCCCATCCTGGGCTTCTTTTTCCTTTACGTCCTTTAGTATTTATACTAGACATACCACGTATCAAATGCATTGTCATTTGTAATACCTTTCATAAAGATACTCGATTTTAGGTAATTCAGGATGCTTATGAATCCACAAACCAGTATCAGATTGAAAGTGCTTTTTGAAAAAGTTGTTCATCTTACGATTAGTTGTCTTGAAAGACGCATCGATCTTAAGAGCCAACTCGTCAAACTCGAAATCACTCATGATAGGATTATCTTTGATCTCATACGCATAAGCTGCAACTGAGAGTTTGATCCTATTACGAGTTTCACTACAGAACTCAACCACTAGTTCCAGCCTTCTGCTGACTCATAAGCTTTCTGATCACGAACACGATCACCATATTGGTCATTAAGATATTTAGGATTATCTTGATAATGGTTATGGTTGTCATCCATACGAGCAATAGTTTGATCGAACAAATCAGCTTCGCCTTTACGAACAGGCGCTTCGACTTCATCCACGTACTTACGTACACGAGCAGCGCCAGCGGCGAGCTTAGCCCGTATCTTTTTAGAACGATTGAACTTAGTAGCTGCAGCTTTGATAGCAGCTAGACGATCTTCAGTAGACATATTCTTAGTAATAATAATAGACATATATTTCTCCTCAAACAAACAATAGAATTGGCAAAGATGCCATAGCGATAACAAATAAGATGCCAGCGATAAATTCGTATTTTTCCATTTTGAACTCCTCAATTCATTTTATAGATTAATTATAAACTATTTTCCATACATTGTAAACAAAAAAGTGAGCAGTCTGCTCATTTCTGCTCATTATTTTTTAATTGGTCGGAGTGGTAGGATTCGAACCTACGATCTCTACGTCCCAAACGTAGCGCTTTAGCCAGACTAAGCTACACTCCGGTAAAAATGGTAGAACTCCGTGCGCACTCTTGAGGAGAACAAAATGAGAGGAGGTGCGCACAGAGTTCATTCGTTTAACCCCAGTCTTTGAAGTCGCCAGCTTCTTCGTTTTCGTTGAAGCCTTTCGTGTATGCGACTATTTCTTCAGGAGTCATGTCTTTCAATTCAGTTCTGGATCCTTTACCAGTACCAAAGGCATAGTAGTGTGGAGAATATGCACGACGGTAGTAAGAGTCTGCACCACCACGATCGTAGGGTGCGCCATTAGCTTGTGACATTGCATTAGTGCCATCATAAGAAACATTAGCAGGAGCAAATAAATTCAACATTATTCTGATTCCTCTACATCGATTCCATAAAATTCTTTTGGATCTACTTCGAACCGACCACATGGTGACATTGTTGGATCTTCAATCCACATACCTTCAAACTCAAAACCGTTTTCCATATTAGCGTACCTCATAACCAAGATTTTCAAGAACCCAATCTGAACCAAGATCAGCAACAAAGGCCATAACAATGGCTTCACGAATGAAAGTATCGAGTGGATCTACATGATCTCTAAGCTCTGCGATTTTGCCAGCATTGTGAAGATGCTTTGCTTCGATAACATCGTTACGATCTTGAGCATAGAAGTTAGCCATATCAGGCATAGCATCGTGTGCCATTACATCTTGCATTAAGTTGTTTTCAAGATCAACAATGTTTTTTAAGAATTTGTACATTTGGTATTCTCCTCGTTTCCTCATTTTGTATAATAATTATACCATAGAAACGAGACATTGTAAACAAAAAAGTGAGCAGTGAAAACCAATGATTACAATCACTTAGCTTTTTCTGCTCACTTTTATTTCTATAATAGATAGTAGAATCTCAGCAAGAACTGTCCTATCCTACCAACAAACGGTAGAAGTGCAATTGCCATAATAAGATTTACACCAGTATGAGCCATTGCTATTCGCAACGTATCGCCTTTTGGCATACCATCTGAGACAAGCATCCCTGCCAGCCAGATCGTACCTGTGGTACCAATATTTGCTCCAAGTACTGCAGCAATGGCCGCTGGAAGTGGTACAGCTCCTGATGCTACAAGAGCAATAATTGCAGTCGTTGATAGACTGGACGATTGCCACAATAGTGTCATAACAATACCACCTAGAAACATGTAGATATAATTGCCGGTAAACCAAGCCAAATGATCCATATTGCCCATTGACTTCATTCCACCAGAAAACATTTTTAGTCCTATATAGAACACTACGAGTCCTACAATAGTTGTTATAATCGGGTTACCTAATTCCATTTTTTTTACTTTCTTGCTGAGTTGATCCATTGCTAATAATCCCTAATAATTTTATTTTTAGCCTCTAAGTTTTCATTATCTTGTCTTAAGTGAGCAATCTCAACTTCAAGTTGCTTAATGTATTCCTCAACTAATTCCTTATCACAAAGTGTTTGACAACAAATGTCGAGGGACCGTTTTGCTCTATCGGCCAAAGAGCTTTCGCGTTTCATACTCTTTAATAGTCTCCAAAAGTTTCTTGGTCCAATTGTCTCTGTGTTCAATAAAGACCTGTGGTGATTCGTTATCGACTGCAATTAGAATTACTAATTGAGTTATGGGTGTACCAGTTCGTTCTTCATACATAATTGCATAAGCTGCAGCTTGTATAAAGTAACCATCAATCCATTCTTTCTTTTTTAATTTACGACTTGTCTTAAAATCTATAATAGAAAGAGTACCATCAAACTCGCCCACACAATCCACTCTACCAGCGACCCGTAAGTGATTAGAATAAAGAGGAACCTCTTGAGCACAAATCCTACCGATTTTGCTATCAAGAATAGGTTGGACATCTTTAAAGTTTCCAATGATATTTGGTAAATAATCTTCTGCATAGTTTTCCTCATTGTTTAAATACTTCTCAATTATTGCATGAACATTAGTACCACGAGTAGAAGCTATACGACTAATTTTGTTAGCTTCATCTTCACCTACGCGTTTACGCCAAGCCCTAATACCATCTTCAGATAGTATACTTAGAACGGTAGTAATTGAAGGATACTTACCGTCGGGGGTAGAATAAACTCGTCCGCTATCAGTAGTGTCAGCAGAAAGATCCTCATAGCCCAAGTCGATATTTAAGTGTTCGAATTTTTTCATTTATATTCTCATCTTTATTAATAATATTGTGTAGTCTACTAGTCAATCCAAGTTTTGATCTAGTTTTTTTCCGGCCGGCTTTTTTATTATCTGGATTCCACCTCTGATACTTAGCCATTTCTCTATCCTTTAACTAATTTTTAACATTTCCTTGGTCATTATATAGTCACGTACAAAATCAGATCGTACGATATCTTCCCATCCAAACTCTATTGTTTCAAAGTTACGGAGTTGTTCTATGATAGAAAGAAATTTAATTATTCCAGATTTATCTCCCTCTTTTTGAAAGTCAGATTGATAGTAATCACCACACATTATGAACCTGCAATTATCTCCTACACGAGTAATAATAGAGTCAAGTTCATGAAATGTGAGGTTTTGCATTTCATCTAATACTACAACAGCATTAGATATAGTTAGTCCACGTATAAACGATGTAGACATAAAATTAACTGTACCAGTATTTTTAAGTTTCATCCAAGCATCTGAATCATTAAAAAGTTCAGCACATATAGATCTATATGGACCAGTATAAGCATCTTTCTTTTCTTCCTCATCACCAGGTAAGAAACCGATATCTCTTGTAGGTACAATAGAACGAATAATTACTACTTTATCGTATCGCATTTCCTTGTCAAGTACATCTTCAAGAGCCATGGATAACGCCATAAATGTTTTGCCAGTTCCTGCTGATCCAGAAAGTACGAGTGAGTTCCCATCTTCGTATGCCTCATATGCTTGTTTTTGGTGTGGAGTTAATGGAGTAACTTGTAACATGTCCTCCAGCCTAAGTTTTAGATTACGAGATGCCATCATTAATGCCTGTTCATAGTATGTAATCGGTGAGTCTGTGCAATCTTATCTTGCACTTCTCTAAACCCATTATCTACTGGAATTCTATTTCCAGGACTATGTACCATATTAAGAGTAGTAATGACTTGTTTTAATCCGTGCTTTTTCATATAAGCTTCTTTGTCGTCCATCTTAACTTGCTTATCAAACTCTTCGCCCGTTTTTTCATTTCGAAACGTGTATATTGGCATCTTCTAATTCCTTAATTCGTTGTTCAAGTTCATTGATTTTACGAGTAGCTTCCCAAGGAGACATAGGCAACTTAGCTCTACATTTCTCATCTTCTTCTCTCATCCTTCGCATCATATAATCGTAATAGCCTTCACGTTGTTCAGCCATTCCACCACTCCGGTACTTCTCTATTAGTCCATACCATAGCAAACCTACTAGCTTTAGTATGATAATATAATTTATAAGACTTTACTGGATCGTCTGGAAACATACATTCGGGATTAGCTTTCATAGCTAAAGGGAAAGGTGCGATATCACCTTTAGGTATGTTTCTAGGAAGAGACCAAAGAGCATTTCTTAGTAGCCGATCAGTCTTATGTACTTTACCGTAGCGATGAGTGTATTCATCGCATAGTGCACAAAAATGTTTATAATGCCAATTGTAATTAGCAGATGTTTGTAGTGTCCATTTAGTGCATGGATGACCGTGGTGTACTGCAGAATAGAATAACATTTCGGCTTCTAGATCATCTGATCCCTCATATAAGTCATAGTATTTAATCATTGTCTTACCAGACTTAGAAGGCCGTTTTATTACTTTGCCATCTAGCATTCTATGTGCCGTACTCAGCATTTGAGCTGATTCCACGATCATCTTAACTACGTGTTTATCGCATTGAAGCTGAGTACAGCACATAGAATGCTAGATGGCA